CCATTACTCAGTGTGCCGGGGCTATTTTGCGTAACGTCAAGCGGATTCAGTACGCAGTAATTACCACGCCCATTGCCACCATCAGCCCACTGTGTCGGCACATCCAGCATGGAGTCGTAGGTCGAGCCGCTGGTCACCGAGATGTTGTTAGGCGTCCAGTTGTTGCCGTTGCCTGAGTAGTCCTTGCCGATAGTCGTGGCAGTAGCGCCGCTGTTGTCGGAGAAGTTCAGGTAGAAGCCGTTCGTGCCGTAAGTGCCGATGTACTTAATAGGTGACCATACGCCAGTAATGTAATTAGTCTGACCGAATGACGAAGGTGTCAGGGCTTGACCGTCGATGAAGTTGATCTCGGTTAGGTAGCCGTCGAAGAAATTTGTTGAGCCTTGATTTGCACCAATAAGAGATGCTGTGTTGTTTGTAAATCCAAGTGCAGTGTTTTGTGCCGGTATAGTAGAAGTTCCAAATGAACTTACTTGAGCCCCATTGATATAAAGTATTACTCGATTAGAGGATGATGCTTGAGTCGTGTCGATATAAATAACAATGTGATACCAAGCAGATGGGTCACGAAAAACTTGAGTTGTTACAAGTTCAAGTGCAACAGCACCTGCTGAGTTATAACCAACGATTGAAAAT